ACCCGGCATACATGATATGATCCCATATAGAGGTTTTTTTCTTAGAGATGATTTTTTACCCGGGAAAGATTATTCGCTTGATTTGGATAAAATAGTGAGCGGGATGGGAGGATGGTCTGGAGAGGATGAGGACCCATGTTACTCGATGTTCGTCAGTCAAGATCAGATATGGAACTTGAACCCGATATTGAAGGTATTAGCTGATGAGGGATCTATTCTAGCCAAGGAACTTGGGTATGATATGAACTCATATGTCAGCGATAATGGATACACGATATACAACCCCTACCTCTCGTGGATTAATCATTACTATCATTATTGCCCGACATTTAATGAGGATAAACTGAAACCTTGGGATAGGGTGGAAGACAGAAAGAATAAATTCAAGATGACGGATAAGGTTAAGAGAGGCGCCAATAATTGGTATTATTCAGGCGGGACTATATCTTGTGTGGATAATTTCTTGGGGAAAGAATACAGGAAAAATCTCCGAACCTTCATATATCGTGGAATAGTATTCTTTTTAGATCGGATATGGCATACACCATTGTTTGAGAAGATGGGCGTGAAAATGAAATACAACGCTTATTATTGTTATGCCGCTACTTCCGGGATATGGTATGATAAGGGATTCAAGGAAAGACTAGCCAAGAGGTTTAACAAGTCGCTGGGCGGCGACGGGGAACTGTTCGGGGCTAACCTAGCCTGCATGGTATGTGACCGTAAGGATATCGATTGGGAGGCGCTTCGTCTTTGGCTTGACAAATACGATGATCCTACTGATAAGGGCATGGTGAATAGCCCTATTCAATTTATGTATTTATATTTATATTACACTTTTAACAAATAATTTGAAATGAAGAAGATAAATAACTGGATTATAAGAACATTTGGGTTGAGAGGCTCATGGAGCTGGGCTAAGAAACAGATGTTAAATGGAGCGATCATTAAACGTAAGGCTACTACAGGGACATACAAAATAGCTATTGATGATGACAAGAATAGGTTACTTGTAGCCACATGGGATCATCTAGATCAAAGTCCTGTATGGGAAAGGTGCCCGCATAGTTTATTAGATGAAGATGCGGTTGATTATTTTGTCACAGCTCATAAGGAATTATCATATGGAGGCATAAAGATCAGGATGAAAGATGAATTTAATTGTAACGATAAAATATCGAAAGTATGAAAAAGATTACTGATAAAGACGTAGAGCGCCTTAAGGCCGGGAAGAAGATAACAAAAGGATTTATCCATATGCAATTAGATGATAAGGGAAGATTGAACTTGTGGAGTGATATCAACATAACTGACAATTATAGAAGTCTTAAGATAGACGCTAACAAATTGTTTGATCATGGGATTCTTTCAGAGGAATATGATAAATTGAGAGTTATAAATATAGGACAACAGGGACGAAGGTAATGAAAGTGCATATTATTAATCATCGCTGCGGTGACGATGAAATAGAAGTTAAAAATGGCATACGAGTTTTTGATTGGGTTGGGAATGAGTTTATTATCAATCTAAATAATTTTGGGGAACTGGAAATAAATGGATTGAATGAAGGTTTATGCATTATACCTCAATACGGGAACCAAATTGTCATAAAGAAACAGATTTAAAGCAACGCATGACGCTATGGACTGGGAATTTAAGATTGAAAACATTGAATCATAATTTAATTTAATAGACATGGAGACTAAAATATGCAAGAAATGTGGTAAAGAATTACCAGTAGATAAATTCTATAAGAACAAATCACAAAAGGATGGGTTTGGATACTACTGTAAGGATTGTGTAAATGCCTACAAATCGTCCA